CTCCAGATGCCCCTTGCCACGGTTGGCTACGTTCTTCTATCTTCATCCCAAGAAGATCTAATCCTTTAACGTAGGCTCTTGCCCAGTCTTTTCTAGACTCACGATCAGAACTAAATTCTCCTACAAGTTCAGATGCCATTGATTGTAATTCAGCTTCATCCATAAACTCAGCTAAGTTTGCGTCATGGTCTGGCCCCGTAATGCTTTCGGTTATATCACCCTCGAAGTCTATGATCACTCCACCGTCACCAGTATCTATCGATACCGCATCAGGATTTACAATCTCTACTTCAATATTCTCAGCATCCGTTTCTTCGATTTCTAGATCTGAAGGCTCCATCTGCTTTTCAATAGCCATGACCCGAAGTACTCCTTATTTATTAAAAAAATAAACTGTTCTGTTGGAAATGATAAATGTTAACTTTTCTTTTTGACGTTTCTTTCCAAGTATTTTTATGAGAGATTCCTTGTCTATCTCCCAATTGTTTCCATCCAACGCCTTTCCAAAATTGATTACTAGGCAAATCATCAGCGCAACCACAAGCAAAATCTTGTATGCCTCTGCTTTGACCATGTTTCATTCCTGCATCTAGCAATGCTTTTCCTCTTTCAATTCTTCTTGCGTCTTCTTGAATAGCAATTTGATTTACTTTTGACCATCTACCAAAAGACATCAAAAGAAAACCAACTTTATCTCCGTTTTCTTCACACAACCAAAGTTTATCATTACAAGTATTTGACCATCTTTTCCCAGTTTTTTCGCCAGTAATCGCTGCCTCATACGCAGTATTCGGGATAAATCCTAAAGCATTACTTTCTATTTTTGATAAAGAATGAATATATTTTAAATCATTTATTTCAGCTAACCTAACTTTCATCATTACCCCCTAGTAATACTCGACTGGTCTTTGGTATCTTGGCTCATCATCCCAGTCATCCATTTCGGCTCTCACCCAACCGCCTTGCCTAAACCTTAGCAGAGCTTGTGTGGTGGAGTCCACTAAATCATCATGATCCCCAGAGGGAAATGATGCACACTCTTCAATCACTTCTTCTGCCCATCTGGTGGGAGGATACCATATTGAGCCGCTTGCGAACAGGTCTGTTATTGCATTTACTCTCGCAATCTTATCCTGTCCACGCGAAGGTGTAAACTCTGTAACTGGAATACCCATAGATCTAAGCTCAAATATCAAGGGCGCACCAGACGCTTTCTTCTCCACAATCATCTGATCAGGCTCAAACTCCATGTACTTGTCGTATGCTGCACGTTTCAAATCAGGGAACTCTAGCTTTTCTTTAAATGCATCAAGCAAAATTATATTAGGTTGCCCTTCATAGTAGAACACACCCCACGTTGTGCAGGCGCTGTAGTCTGATCTTTGTGTTTTGAGAAACGCAGTATCCCAAGATTGTATGATAGCTTCACACTGAGGTGGTCTATCGTTGTCCCATTCCTGCCACCATTCCCTTTTGATGAGCGCACCTTCTTCAGCGGTAGGGTCTTGTTGATACTGGGCTGACCATTTCGATACAGGAAGTTCTGCTTTCAGTGCGTCCAGTTCTTCTTGAGACCAAAACTCAGGCCATAACGGTTTACCTGACGGCATGATCGCAGGGAACTCTATCACTTCCCAGTCATCCATACCCTTTCGATCTGATGTTGATTGCAGAATCTGACCAGTCAAATCACGTTTAGACCATCTGGTCATCACAACGATGATAGCTCCTCCTGGTTGCAGACGCTGCCGTGGGCCTGATGTATACCATTCGTAGACTCTGTCGTAGACATCAGCGTTAAACTGCCCTTGTTGAGCGTCCTGTTCGCTGTGAGGGTCATCTATGATCAAAAGATCCGCACCTTTACCAGTAACCGCACCACCAACACCAATCGCAAAGTAATCACCACGCTTGTTTGTGTTCCATCTACCCGCAGCTTTCGAGTCTGATGACAGGGTGATACCGCTAAAAACTTTCTGGAAGTCATCTGATTGTATCAGGTTTCTAACTTTACGACCAAATCCTACAGCCAGTTCTGCTGTGTGTGCCGTCTGGATAACTTTCTTTTCGGGGTATTTGCCAAGAAACCATGCAGGCAAAAGAAAAGAAGCAAACTCTGACTTGGTATGTCGGGGTGGCATATTGATAATCAAACGCTTTAGATCACCTCTAGCGACTCTCTCAAAGGCATCAGCCATCTTTTTGTGGTGAGTGCCTGATATAAAGCTAGGCCACATCAACCTAACAAAGCTAATGAAATCATCCTTAGAAGCAGATTTGTTCTCCACTTCCTCTAGTTCTGCCAGAAGATCCAGTAATTCTACCTGCTGATCTACAGGTAACTGGGATATCTTGTCTTTCATTGCAGCAAGTTTCTGCATCATCTCTCCGTTTGTAAGGTAGGCAGACAAAAGGGTGGGGTTGCCTACCTACCAAGAGACAGATAAGGGAGAATCTCTATCTCAAAATATAGTATATACTAATATATATATTTTAAGTATATATATATATTAATATTATATATATATTATATTATATATATATTATATATATTACAGGAGGCACAATGACAGATTCTAGTGAAGAAAAAGCTATTAAGCTAAAACGGAACGTTTTACTTGCAGAATCCGATTCAAAGCAGGAAAACGATAGTTCATTAACAGATGATGAAAGAAATGAATGGTCTATGTACAGTGATGCTCTGCGTAATCTTTTGGTACATGAGAACTGGCCTAATCTAAAAGATGCCGATTGGCCTAAACAACCTAAGTCTAAGGGTAAACCTAAACGTGCGAGAAATGCCAAGGGTCAACTTGTTGGGGATAACCCTGACACGCCTGATATAAACGAAGCATGGGAAGGCGGCAAAGCACCATAATGGAAGTATCAATACCCATGATATGGAATATTATTGTCACGCTCATTGTAGCGCCTATGGCGTGGTGGATTAGTCACATGAGTAGTGAGGTAAAACGACTCAACATCTTGCTAAACATGACGCGAGAGAACTATATTAAACGAGAAGACCATCAATCAGAGCTGTCTAGGGTGGTAGACCATCTGGTTAGATTAGAGGGAAAGATAGATAAACTAGCAGAAAAGGTCTGAAGACGGGAGATATTCGGTTAGGGTGTAACCATCGATCCAGTAAGTTGTGTAGCTTTAGCGACAGGGGCGTACAAAACAATACGTGCGGCTATTTCTACAGGTAAAGACCTTCAAGATATGACAGGAACTTTGTCTCAATGGGGCAAAGCCTTTAGTGATTTCTCTAATCTTGAGGAACGTGAGAAGAATCCTCCGTTCTGGAAGAAGACATTCAAGGGATCTGACGAAGAAACTGCCCTTGAGATCTTTGCAAACAAAAAGAAAATGGAACAAATGAGGGCTGAGATAAAAGATCATATATCTTGGACGTATGGCCCTAGTGCATGGAAAGAAGTCTTGGCAATTGAGGCAGATATGCGCCGAAGAAGAAAGCAAGAGGCATATCGAAAGCAAGAACAGATAGATGCTATGATAAATTTTGCTATCGGTGCTGCAATATTCCTAGTAAGTGGGGGTATATTGTTTGTTGGCTTCTACCTTTTAGGTCAATGGCAGGGTAGGTGGTAGATGTGGGTACTATTATGGCTACAATTAGTGAGCGGAACCTTTGATCACTACCATGTTGGCAGCTATTCTACCGAAGAAGCCTGCAAAGAAGCTAAGGCAGAGGCTAAAGTTCTAGTAACCACTACTAATTCCAAAGTTGTATGCATCAAAATTGAGCGGTGAAATTAGTTCAATTGAACAAATACAAGTGGGCAGCACTAGATGAAGACGGCACTATCCTAATAATCAGTAGTAACCCCAATATAGTCAGAGCAAATGCACCAATAATAAAAAAAGCTCGCTATAAAAAGAAATATAACAGGCGAGCAAAGTCTAAGTGATATAACATATTTCATTTTTTGAATGTATATTATGGAGGGGGTGTAGGATTCCTAGCGGTTTGTAATCGTTTGTGTGGAACATCATGTATATATAAATACGCGGGCGCGACTCACGCAGGGGGGGCGGGGGAGAGTGGGGTAATCTAACACATTATAAATTTATACACCCACGCTACGACCCACCAGAACCAGAAAAGTTCAATTGCACTATCCAAGCAGCCTGTTCAGTCTAGCCTCTAGCTCTGCCTTGATACTCTCAGCGTCTCGCTCTGTCTTATCCTCAGTCTCAACCTTGTCAGTAAACAGGGCTACAGATTTCCCCAGTAGCTCTAAGGCTCTGACCCTTGCACCATCTGAGTTGTCCTGATTGGTTGCCTCATCTGTGAGCTGTTTCAAAACGAAATCACTTCGAGAGAGGGCTAGCATGCGCTGCTGCTTAACCCTATCGGCATTTAACACCTCTAACCTCTGGGAGACCTTTGGGTTCTGAACCAATAGGCAAGCCTCTGTATGAATACATGCTGCACTCATGTTTGAGGCATCATATGCTAACCTGTATGCATCACTAAAGTTGTTACCCTCAAACACTGCTAAAGCGAATGCTTCCTGTTTATCTGTTAACCCTGTATTCTTACTGGTGGCACTCTTTCTCCTAGTACCTGTATGCTTCTTATTGCTACCTACGACTCTTAGCTTAGGTTTCTTATTACTCATTAGTGCCATCCTCTAGACGCTGCGCTTGCTTTCGGGATTTTGGGGAAACGCTACATCTCCCACAATGTTGCATAACTAGCTATGACCTGAGCTCATGACACCAGTTACAACTAGTGATTCGTTTTACACTGCAATCTGGGGCAAACGATACCCAGAAAAAGTGCAATAGAACTTTTTTTATCCTAACATCTAAATTTTTTTTTGTCACGATATCCCTTTATTTATTGAACTAATCCTAACAATAAGGGAATAAAAGAGAATAAAAGGGAAGATAAGGGTTTACATAGGTATCCAGATATGCCAGAAGAATGACAGACGCAGGGAAGCAACGAGGCTTTGATCCTCACAATCCCACGAACATAGGCTCACAAGCCCAGACAATAGTCCCAAGGTGGCAGACAAAATTGCTTGATCACCCGACACGCTCAATCCGAGGAATAACCCTGCAAAAACCCACAACGGACATTGTGGGGAAAAGCGCGTAAAGATGTCTGCTTAATGTAAACGCTGCGAGTGCCGCCACTGAGAATTTGGGTCAGTGAGGTGGTTGAATGTAGAGAACAACAGCTTGCAGTAGTAGTGACGCAGGGATCAGCGCAAAGTGAAATTATCGAGAGCGGCAGCTACTAGTTGCCGTTGTCATAAGGTCACTTATTAACAGGGAATAAGCCAATGTCGAAATTAGTAATCAAAGACGCTGACGCAGCGGTTACAGCAATGGATATCTTCGCTAACCTTTGCCTCTCATGCGCTGAAGGAAATTATGCTCAAATGATCATCGATGCATTTGGGTTCATCACCGCAATCAAAAACGCAATGTCATAGGAGGTCACATGACACATTTCAAAAACGCAATCGCAGCTTACAAAAATGCTCAGAAAAGCACGAGCATATATGAGCGCAGAAGCTTTTATCAGATGGCTCAAAACTTTACCAAATGGCATATCGCTGAGGTAGGCGGTGATTACCTTGATGTCTACATTGCAGTGGTAGCTGAGGCTACTGGCTACTATGAAAAAGCAGCCGCGTGATTTTAAAAGTGCAGCTTTCGAGCTGCATCATTAACATCATGAGGAGAAAACAATGGTTAAAATTAAAGTTGATTACGCCCAAGTGACTATGGATTTTGATGATCGTTGGGTGGTCATGGTTAGCGATGAGCAAGGCCGTGAGTATTCGAGGTCAGACGTTAACTTCATTGAGCATGATAATGCTGTAGCGTTTAGGGATCGGATAAAAGAACGTGGCTATCTCAACGCAGAGCTTTGGGATTGTCGTATCCCTTACGGCACTGAGGCTTGGCTCTCAGATGGCATGGAGCAACGCACAATTGAGGATGAGCGTCACGGTTTCATATAAGTGAAAATAAGTTTGCAGCCTCTAGGGGCTGCGATGTTATTTCCACCAACCTATGAGGAGAAAAACATGGGTATCTCAGTACAAAATCTCGCACCTGCAATCACAACAAAAGGAACTCTTTTTAGCTTCCACGTCACTGACGATAATGGCGGCAAGTGGTTCTTATCAATCACGCAGCAACTTAATGATTATGCCTTTAGCAGTGACAAAAAAAAGTTCAGAAAACTGGCAGATTGGCACTTTTATCTTCAGTCACCGACTGGTCATGAGTGGGATCTAGAAACTGACGTGTTCCCTCGCAGAGATGGATCATGTGGGTTCGACTTGGATAGTGCTTGGGATGTTCTGATGTTGATGGGCATCATCAAGCATGACGGTGTTTCAAGAAAAACAGCAGCGTGAGGTTACAATGTTAAACAAGCTAATCATCTGGGCAGATACTCTGCCCTTCTTTCACAAGGCTGCGCTAGTCGCGGTCATCAACGCGGTGATACTAGCCGCCATTTACTTTATGAGGTGATACTATGACTGATGAAGACATCATCCACTACTTCGACACCCACTGGGATGTCACGCTTACAGAGCTTGCCAGAATGTCAGGACGCTCTGTCAAAGAACTCAAAAAAATTCTTATGTCATGAAACCATGAGTGCAGCCCTTCGGGGCTGTAGTCGCGGCATCATGCCGATAACGAAACTTGTCAGCCAGAAAAGGATGAACAGATGACAAATTCAAAAACTTTTACCGTGACCGAAACTGCAATCAACAACGTCTACACTGCGGAGCAAGAGATTGTGAAGCTCAAGGGCGTCAACAAAGAAAACAATGCTGCGGCTAACGGTCATAAAATGGCAGCGTATGGCGAGGTCATTGCTTCTATTTCTCAAGAGAAATTGGTGAAGGGAAACCTAAAACGCTCTAGCTCTAAAGCTCTCAAGAGCGCACTAGTCGAACAGGCAGGTGTCAAAGAGCCTAGCGCAAAGCGTTACCTAGAAAACAGTGTGGGTGCGATTGTACTGCTCAAAGAACATTTTGGTGAGATACCAACTCAGTACACACCTGATGCCATCGTCAAGGATCTAGCAACGCTAGAGATCGACAGCGAGAACAAGCTTGCCAAAGCGGTCAAAGGTGAGAGCGACAAGTCAAAAGCGCAGCGCCTCGCAGAGCAAGTTGTCGGCAAGTTCTCAACCAAGAAAGACGAGAACGGTAACAGAGTTCAAGGCGATGTCTTCAAGGACGGTCTGGACGATGAGGAGCTTGACGAGTTCGAGAACGCCATGCGTGAGTTGATGGCTGCTCGTAAGGCATACCGCAACTCAGAGGCTGCTAAAGCTGCCGAGGCTGAGGTTGCTGACGAGAACGTGACCGTAGATGCTACGGTTGCTGAGTTCGCAGCGTAATGTTGCCCTTTAATCTCAGCCCCTTCGGGGGCTGAATTTTTAAGTGCAATAGAACTTTTTAGAAAGAGAGGTAAACATGACAAATTATCCAAATCCTTGGGAGCTTAACAGCTACAAAAAATTACAGAAGCGTAAAAAAATAGAAGCTCGAATATACGAGCTTATAGATTGGAACGTGCCTGATGACGCACCCTACTGTGATCATCAGCATAAATGGGGATCGATAGAAGCTCTATACCTTGAGTTAAAACATCGTGATAAGAGAGGTGAAATATAATGGCTGAATATACTTTAATGGAAGTGAAAAAAGCTACCAATAATTTTGATGAAAAAGATTTTTGGTATTGGTTTCTTTCGCCTAACAAAATTGACTTGGACACTAAGGTTCATGTCTTAGAGCACACCACCATATTTGGAGATCTAATTGATTACATGCGAGAGCTTAAAGTAATTGAAGGAGAGGAGGACTGATGGAACTGGAAGACACATACAGCATGAACATAGTCGAGGCATACAAAGAGTTCAGTATGCAAGAGCTAAACGACATGCTTGTCAAAGCTAATGAAGACTTTGACGAGGCTGTAAAAGAAGCAAAAGAGAGCGGTCTACGCTCCAAGCAAGACAGAGTAGAGACATGCTCTGTAAAAATGGAATGTCTGAATTTTGTAATCGCAATCAGAAAAGCAGATGAACTGCTTTCAACCTTAGAGAGGAAATCCTAATGAAATTATCACAAGCTTCAAACATCGTGTACAAGGCTATCAACTTTGCACTCGATCAAAAAGACGCAAGAAATGCTGAGTATGTTGTGCCTTACCTTGTCGGTGGGGCAGGTCTTGGTAAGACAACAGCGGTTCATGATCTTGCTAAAAAGATTAGTGCTGACCGTGATGTCGAGTGCCACGTTCAAGAGCTGCGTTTGACTGAAAGAAGTCCAGAAGAAATTGCGGGTTGGCTCATACCCAACGATGACAAAAGCAGAATGGTTCATATTGCACCAGATTGGATGCGTAAGATGACACCTAACTCATACGGCATTCTATTCTTGGACGAGCTTCCACAAGCCGTGACCATGTGTCAGAACGTATCCGCTCAGATCTGTAATGAAAGAGCGGTTGGCTCTTGGAAGATACCAGATGGTTGGGCTATCGTTGCGGCAGGCAATCGCATGTCAGATCGCGCAGGCACAAACAACATGCCATCTCAACTCAAAGATCGTTTGATGTTTTTAAACATTGAGGCTGACCTAGAGGACACTTTGGCTTACGCTAATCTAACAGGGTGGTCAGAGCAAGTAAAAGCTTTCCTAAGATTTCGCCCTAACAGACTGCATGAGTTCAAGGCTGATCAAGATAGCTGCCCATCTCCTAGAACATGGGAAAGAGTAAACTCTATCCTCAAGTGGGAGCTTGATCCTGTTGACCAGATAGAAGCCATTGCAGGCAGCGTTGGTCAGGCAGCAACGGCTGAGTTCGTTGGCTTCCTCAAGGTGTACGATGTCATCCCTGATGTCGATCAGCTTATTGCCAATCCTTCAAGCGCAGTTATTCCTGACGCGCCTGATGTTCAGTACGCTGTATGCGCTGCAATATCAGCTAAGATGAATGGCAAAAACGCCAAGAACATTGTGACATACCTCAAGCGTCTACCTGAGCAGGAACTAGCTGCTTTTGTGATCAAGGACGCGATGAGCCGCAGCGAGGATCTCAAGAAGGAACTCAAGAGAGACGATGCGGTAAGAGAATGGATCATGTCTATCGGCAAGCACCTCATTCTTTAATCAAGGAAAGCAGTCATACACTTCAATATGACTGCTTACCATTTCAGCTTTTAGTTCTATTGAACTTTTTTTCGGAGAAAATTATGGACGCACAAATGAAAGTGTCTCGCGGTAGCACGCGATTAGTTATTAAGTTTCCATTTTATGGATCAGTATGCTTAGGCGTAAGGGTAAAGCCAGATGCCAGTGTTTCGACTATGGCTACCGATGGCAAGTCTATTCTGTGGTCACCAGATTGGGTTGACACGATAGATCAAGAAGAGACCGTGGGTGTTATGGCTCATGAGGTCTTGCACATTATTCTCAAGCATCCTTTGAGGCGAGGCAGTCGTGACCCTTTGCTTTGGAATATTGCCACTGATTTTGCAATCAATCAAATCCTAGTTGATGCAGGTTTCAAACTGCCAGAGGGAGCATTGATTGACCCTCAGTACAAAGGCTTAACGGCTGAGGCTATCTATGACCGACTACCAGAAGATGCCAAAGAAAAGTATGGCAACGCTGTTATTGGTGAGGTCAAAGATGCCAAGAAGGATGATGGCAGTGACATGTCACAAGCTGAGGTCAAGCAGATGGAAGCAGACATCGATGCCAAGATCATGATGGCTGCAACTGGAGCTAAGGCGGTTGGTAAGATGCCTGCCTTTGCTAAGGATCTCATTGAAGAGATGGAGCGCAGTCAAGTTGATTGGCGTAATGTGATGCGTAGATTTGTTGGCGGTGATCAGCCAGATGACTACAGCTTTCGCAGACTTCACAAAAAGATGTATCACATGAACGGAATGATATCACCCACCATTGAGAAGATCGGTGCAGGTGATGTCGTGATCGGTATCGATACAAGCTTGTCTGTGTGCAAGAGAGAACTGAGATTTTTCCTTGGTGAGATCAACGCTATCAGCGAGGATCTAAAGCCACGTTCAATCACAGTCATCACTTGTGATGCTCGTGTTCAGACAGTCAAACGCTATGAGCAAGGTGAAGAGATCCAGATGATTGAGATCGGTGGGCGTGGCGGCACGGAAGTAAAGCCAGTGTTCGACTACATTGAGGAGCACCAGTTGCCAGTAGACAACATGGTTTACCTCAGTGATATGGAGATCTTTGACTACCCACAGAACCCACCTCATTACCCTACACTGTGGGTATCATCTAGCATGAGGTCTGACCCTGCCCCTTGGGGAGAGACTACCTACCTTAAAACGTAGGTGGCCTCATGTTTTACAGTGCGGCAGCAATAACAGTCTGCATCCTCTGGACAGTGGGTGCAGCATTAGGATGGTGGAACATTTGAAGAAAGGAAATCAAATGAAAATTGTTATGGTTCGAGTAAATAAAACTATTGAATGGGATGTCTCTGTGCCTGTTCAAGATGAGCATGATCCCTCAGAGATACGAGAGTATGTGGACTCAATCAATTGGGATAAAGAGATCCAAGTATCGCCACAAAACTTCAAGCACCTAGCCGAATATACTGAGTGGCTAGACTGGGATTTCAAAGACGATGAAAATTAAAGAAGCTTGGCCTTGCGATTTGCGAGGCTTTTTATTTGCCATGTTTAATTATGACGTGGTCTGGCAACCAAAGGCGGCTGATGAAGAGCCGCCATTTTAATTCGTGGGGCAGCGGAGGACTGCCCCTCAATCAATCTAATCTTAAAAGAAAGCGAGTGCAATATGGATGATGACCTTTTTAATATTGTGATGGCTGCACTAGCAAAGCCACGCAAAGGTATCTGGAACTATCAAACCCACAAAACTTCTGAGCTATCGCGCAGAGACGTACAGCGTCACATGGTTGGAAGTCAAAAGTTTGTAATCTCTGACAGTCTGCTTGAGCATTGTGTCTTAGCTAGTCTGTCTAAACCAAAGTCTCTTTTGGAAATGTGCGAACTAGCTATCCCTGCATTCAACAACATGTGGATTGAATGGGATGAGCAGAAGCGCATGAGTTTATTCCGACACCACACTACAAAGATGGGGCTTATCCCCGATGACTTTGAATGGACTGAAGATTTGTGGAGCAGACGTGTGGGCTATCATATCTGGGGAGACACTGGCGTAACTCACTCTCATTATTCTCAGTTTCATATGGATGAAAGCGGTCAAATAGCTGTTCCCCCTATGGCAATTGCACTGGATAACGAGAAGCCAATAGATAGCAAAAGTAATGTCAAAGAAATCAGTGGGAAAGACGGGTATGAAAACAGACATTTGCGTGAACAACAAAAAGAACTAGGAGATGATTTGGTTGGTACTTTTTATGCCAACGAACACAAAGGATCTCTACACTTGGAAAGGCTCTACCTTCAAATGCTTCCTAGTTTGCACAACGCAGGCAACATGGTTTTGCCTAAAAAAATATTAGACGAGGATAAAATAGAACACGCACGAACAACGTGTAGAGCTTGTGCAGGTGACATGCGTTTCTTGATTGCTGCAATGGCTATGCTAAACTATCCGCACACTGTAAAGGAACGCAAGACAGAGAAAGGTTTGCCAAGAATTGCGTTTGGTAGATCAGTGCCTCGAAACGAGCTGAGGATTGTCGAGCTTGATTTGCCTAAGCCTAATGGTGTTACTCGCTACGAGCGTATGTTCAAGGGTGGTGGCGGCAAGAAGCGCAGGCATGTTCGCAGGGGTCACTGGCATACGTTTATCTACAAGAACGGTGACCGCAAAAGAAAATGGGTAGAAGAGAAATGGGTGGGAGACGCAAGTCTTGGAACAATCACTCATGATTATCATTTAAAATCTAAAGGGAGTAAATAATGTTTAAATTATTCTATACGTTACTTGTCATCGAATACGTTGTTGAGAACCAAGACGTATCAACAACTGTCATCTTTCCCAGTGAGCACGAATGCTACGAGGCTATGGGCAATGGGGTGATGGATGATCTTTATGATGTCCTTGCTGACACATACGGCAAAGAGATCATGATGTATTGCAGACGTACACCGTTTGCCTCTGGCTATCGTGAAATCATCAAGCCAAAGGTGAGACCAGATGGGTGATGAACAGTTAAGCCCTGCGCTCAAGTACGAGTATCGTTTCTTAAAGCAACAAGTTGATAGGTTGCAAGACGAGCTTGGGCGTAGGGATAGGCCACGTAATACAGAACAAGACTTGTTTCGTGCGCGAGAAGAGTTAAAGTTGTTCGTCTCTAAACTAAGAAAGAACGGTATAAAAATATGAGGCGTTGGACAACTGCTGAAAAAGAACTGCTAGGCTACAAGCGTAGGCTTGCTAACAATAACATCAAGGTATCTTTATCAAGACCGCCTTGGGAAAAAAGTTCAATAGAACTAAAAACGGAGGATGACACTGATGTCACACAAGGAAAATCTAGAAGTAATCGAATACGCAAAGAAAGAACTAAGTAGGTTCTTCAAAGACTATGGCTTCTCACCAGATGAGATCAAACAGTTCTGCTCTGATGGTACTAACTACAGATGGAAAAGTTTTGACTACGATGGAGCGCCTGATGTTTTCAGAATGTTGAGCAAAGGTAACGGTGGAGATGCCATCAGACCTGTTGTTGAATGTGGCAGATCTTTTCTAAAGATAATACAAAAGCACAGATATCATTCTCGGCATATAGAAAGTCTTGGTGCTATCAGAGAGCACAGCCAAAGGAACTCTATATGGGCGCAGTCTGAGATAGACAACGCCTTCCCATCCAAAGAGTGGCATGTGAAATGTGACAAGGGTAGCAAGCCTTACGTTGAGAAGAGGGCGGTCAGCTACAAAGACATCTTTGATGTTGAGATACCTATCAGTTGGGGCAAAGCAGTCTACTCAGAGAGTATCGCTACTGTCAAAGCAGGTGATGGTGAGAGGTTTGTCTTGAGAGCCAAGAAGAAAAACCTTACCAGACTATCCAAGCAGGGGATCGTTGCATATGCTTGTGACACCCTCAAGGTATACCGTGGCGAGGCCACTATCGAAAATGCTTGGGTGCTCAAGTACGAAGCTCCAGATGATACTATCCTTGCCACTCACACAGAGTTCTCTCGTGCGGAAAGCTTGCTTAACAGAAGGATCAAGGATACTGTTGTGAAGGAACTTGTTGACTTCTAAAAGAGGGGCGGCGAGAGCCGCCCTAGTTGGAGCAAAAATGAAAAACAATTATAGGGTAACACAAAAAATAAAATGCACAAAGAACTAAATCACGAAGCTCTTATCGATCTCGTTAGTCAGTTACCACCCAAGGCAACTGGCGAACAAGTTATAAATCTAATTGTAAATCTCGTAGAAGTTTATGGTATGGGAGATAACTGGTTTAATATTGCAGTCAGCATTGGTCATATTCTTGAGCAGCTAAATGATGAGCACATAGGGAATGTGACCATACACTGACGATAGTATAACAACCTCTCAGGTTTGCCTCAATTTACTATCGTTAAACTAGCGCAGGTTGAGAACGCTGCTCTTCTCCCTGCGTGTTTTTTTTAAAAAAAAGGAACGCCCGAAGGCGTTCCAGTATCAGAGTGGAGGAATCCAGATATATGTCTGAACCAATGTCCTGACGCAATATCTAGCACCACTACAGCGTATCGTCAAACACTTTCAATCATCTTGTCACACAAGTTGCTGACAAGCCTCAGTGCCTCATGATGCGTAAGCTCAAGGACTGCCACCTCTTCACCGTCTACAAAGACGTGAATGACTGGTGCTTCTTTCCCCTCACGGACAAGCAAAAACTTTTTAGAATGGGAGTGGGTCATCGTCATCATCTGGATCATTGTAATCGTTTGGCACGTCAAGGAACTCATCAGGTACATACTTCCTGTATGTTGATGTCGGAACATCGAACTCAAGCTCAGTCTCTCCCTGCTTACCAACCCATGAGAAACGACACTTCCATATGTGTATCTCTGACATCGGAGACCCAGATGGATTTGGTCTGTGTACAGTCAATCCAACATCAGCCTTAGCAAACCATGCCGCACTACCAGATATGTCATATCCTTTTGGCGCAGGCACTTTACCATCTGTTCCTCGCATCATCTTTGTCGGATGAGCTACGAACCACAAGTGTATCCCATGCGCTTGAGCAAACACTCTAAGCTTTGTCAGTACGTCTGAGATCCACTCAGTCTCGCTGACATCCCTTGCCTTTTGAATGTAATTATATGGGTCTATGATAGCTCCCCTGACACCATGTCGAAGCACTGCTATCTTTAATCTTTCGATGATGCTGTCTACAGATGACAGAGAACCATCTGCTTGGTACAAAAAAGAAAAGTTCGATTGAACAAATTCTTTTCCGTCCTGTAATTCTTGATGTGTAAGTCTTTGCATTGAGCCTTGAAAGAAAGGCTTGCGAATATACTTGCTTATCAACTTTGCTATATGCAGTCGTGGTTCATTCTCGAAAGAACATATTGCAAACTTCCAACCTTTTTCTTGTGCCATGTTAACCATAATCTGGTCTATGAACTCTGACTTACCAGAGGATGGATGACCAGTAACAACCGTAAGCTGTCCTGCTACTACCGTGTACAATTCGTCTACGTTGTCGTAGCCAGTGCTCTCGCCTCTGCCCATACCGTTCTCGTAGATCTCATCAAGTTGTTCGTAGAAGTGAGAAGCGTCATACAACCCCGCGACAGGCCACGGTTTACAGTCAACTACAATTTTATCTACGGCATCCTTGCCAAGCTTGACCAGTACGTCATTGGCATCTTTGCACCCCTCTGGGAACTCAATCTTGAAGCATCGATCTTTACCAATACGTCTGGCTATCTCTTCTGCCATTGCCTGACCTGCACTGTCTGCATCGGTAGCGATGATGATACGAGCAGCCGCTTCTATTTTTTTCTTTGCAGCCCATAAGAACTTGAATTTATTATCTTCTTTCGGATCGATCTGTCCATCGACAACCTTCATGACCGCACCGTTTGGCACGGACACAACGCTATCATAACCTGTTTCGATGAACGCAAGAGCATCCATCTCACCCTCACAAATTATAAGATCATCATTACGCTCCACGCCCTGCACGTTGAAGAATGTCTGAGGTGCACCGCTACATGCGAAGCCTTTGTCCTCTATCGATCTTATCTTGTATGCATATTCCTGACCCTCATTGGTGTACGGAAACATGATGCATTCAGTTTCTTTTCCTAGTGCCTGTATCCAATGACGAGCTGAAACTAATCCTACTTTGGTAGCTGTTTCTTTACTGATGCCTCTTCCTTGAAGCCATGCCTGGCAGTCTTCTGTTAATTCTTTTCTTTGAACTTTTTTTGCAATGGACATTGTTGTTTCTCTCTTGATCTCTGGTAACTCCTCTCGCATAGGAACAATACCTTGCTGACCACAGTGCCAACACTGATACAAAGTTTTGTCTTGTTCTATACGGAGAGAAAGTGTTTTATCGTTTTTCTTTTTGCGGCTGTGACTACAGCTTGGGCATTTGATTTTATGCTGACCTTCACCCAATCTATAAGCCTCGCCACGAACTTCTTGTTCGATGTGCACGACTTGTTCTCCTACTCTGATCCAACGAACATAGAGGAAGGAATGCCGATGCGTCAAGCAAGAATTTTTCGAGAGTATTTATATATATATTATATATATTATATATATATATTAATATTATATATATATTATATTAACTAGATTTCTTTATTAGAACAGTATCATAAGATAAGTAGAAAGGGATCTTATCTACGTCACAAGATCGAACCCTGATGATTGTCCTTGGGTTTTCTTTATCTAATCCCCAGTAAATAAATTTTTGTTTTACTTGCCGATCATTTTTGTAGATACGGCACTGCATACAATCAAGGATGAGGCTCTCGTCTAGGTCAGGTCTACGGCTTGCGTAATAGATCATCATCTCAACCACAACGTCATCAGTTGTCGGCACTTCCATGACTGGACATTGCTGCTCGAACATCTGAACGTAGTCTCTGGCCTTCTTTGATTTGATAAACGCAGGTCTGCCTTTGATGATGACCATCTTTCGAGAGTTAGCTTTCGATGCAGGCTCACCATATATTGTGAAGGTCTTGTCAAAGTTATCCATATGTACCCTTAAAATATCTTATTTGACATTATGTTCCTTATATGATTTAAACCATAACAGAGTGGAGAATACAATGAAAATTACAAACGAGCATCAGTTGCCTGATGCATTTCTTAATTTTGCGAGAGACGATAAGTACTCGAAGGGAGACTCCGACATCAGTGTTACCACGCTGATTGACTCCCCTCGTGTTCGTTTGTTGCGCGAGAAGAACAAGAACCAGATGACAAAAGATGTTGTCGAAATGATCTGGCCTTTGCTCGGCACGGCAGTGCATCATATTCTTGAAAGCGCAGAAGATCCTGAGAACGTGGTAAAAGAAGAAAGACTTTACGCCAAGGTACTGGACTGGGTTTTGTCAGGCGCATTAGATCATCAAGAAGTTTTACCAGATGGCACTGTGCAGATTACTGACTACAAGGTTACGTCTGCATGGTCTGTTATCTTGGGCAAGAAAGAATGGGAGCGGCAGCAGAACTGCTACGCTTGGCTCATAGAAAACTCAGAGGATGGCAAGAATAGATTTAGGAAAGTCAGCAACATTCGTATCTGTGCAGTGCTTAGAGACTGGCAGAGACGCAAGGCTGAGTTCGATAAAGACTACCCTCAATCACCCATAGTTGTAATTGATCTGCCCCTTTGGAGTGAGGCAGAGCGAGAAGAATATGTTTACGGCAAGATGCATGAGCACCAAGAAGCTCAAGCCAACTATGATCTGTTCGACAAGGAGCAACTGTGCACACCAGAAGAACAGTGGGCAAAGCCTGATACATGGGCTGTGAAAAAGAAGAACGTGAAGAGAGCACTGCGTGTCTATGAGACAGAGCAAGAAGCTATCGATCATGTAAACTTATCGAATGAAAAATATACCACTGCAACAATCATAGAGCATCGGAAGGGTGAGCTAACCAGATGCCAAGGTAACTACTGCGGAGTGTCAGAGTTCTGCGAACAATTTAATTCATGGAGGAAAGAATGAGTAAAGAAAAAAGTTCAAGTGAACTTTCTGTTTGGGAAGATCTAAGTAAAAAAGATCTTTCAGAAAGAATAGAAACTAAAGATTACAAAACTAAAAGCGGTAAGCCCTATAGCTTAAAATATATATCTTGGGCTTGGGCTTGGGGCGAAGTAAAAAATTCTTACCCCGATGCATCTTACGAGGTTCATGATAACATCACCTATCCAGACAGCACAGTTGAGGTTAGGGTTAGCGTTACGATCAAAGGGCAAACGCATATGATGTGGCTTCCAGTTATGGATTATAAAAATGATGCTAAAAAAAATCCCACATCAAAAGACATCAGTGATAGCAGGATGCGATGTTTTGCAAAGGCTATAGCAATGCATGGTCTAGGTCACTATGTATATGCAGGTGAGGATCTGCCAGAGAGCAACGGAGAAGTCCCTCAGAGTGAGGTAAAGGCTGAAGAGGCGGTTGACCCTATCCAAAAGACTGACGCGCCTCCACCGCCCCCTAAAGAGAGCACACCAGATATAGTAAGTGCTGAGGATGATATGGGTAATGTCATAACTAAAGAGACTGACGGTTGGGATATGGTAACCGATGCCTTCACTGAGCTTATGAAGGTACACAAGACTTATGAAAGTCTTGGTAAGCTTTGGAAGAAAAACAAATCAGCTTTGAATTTATTACAAACCAATAGACCAAGCGACTACGAAGAACTTCTAACTAATTTTAAGAAACGTGCAAAAGAACTAAAGGAGAAAGCTAATGGCTGATTATGAAAGAGCATCAGGCGCACTGTTTAAGAACAGAAAGAAACAAACAGAGAAGCAACCTGATTATACTGGCAACATTGAGATGAGTGCCGATGTTGTTAGAGATCTAATGGCTCAGTTAGATGAAGGTATTAAGCATCCAAAGGCAGATCTATCTGCTTGGATCAGGCAGTCTAAAGGAGGTATGAACTTTCTGTCTATAAACTCTAGTGTCTTTTACGAGCGCAATGGTGGTCACAATAAGTCTTCTAACAACAGTAACAATCAAACTTCTGGGTTAGATGATATGGATGATGAGATTCCATTCTAGTAATGGATATACAAGTCGAACCTGCTGTTGAACGTGATCTAGTTTACATCGATCATTTGCAGAGGAAGAACGCAGAAGACTTAGCGTTCTATCCCAAGCAAGTCTTTGAGCGTGAGATACTAAATCACAGAATACTTTTGGCTCGTGTAAACGGAGAACATGCAGGATATATTTATCATGGTTCTCTTGGTCATCAGGTTAAGATACATCAGGCTTGTATTGAATACGATCTACGAGGTCAGTTATATGGCGCTGCTTTAATCAGACATTTAATTGACCTCGCATCTGCATCAAATGCATTATCGATTAGCTTACGCTGTGGTTCTGACATTGCGGCAAATGGTTTCTGGAAAGCTATGGGCTTCTACTGTCAGGGTGTAACAGCAGGTGGTATCAGAAGAATGAGAGACATCAACAACTGGCGATATGATCTACAGCCTCAACTGTTTGTAACTCAAACTGATCCATCTGAGAAAAAGAAATCGGCTGCACTGTGGCGTAAGTACAAAGATGAAAACCCCATCAATAGTTTCAAGAGAGGCAAGGCTCTTACAGAACATAGGAAGATGATTGAGGAAAAAGATGAAAAGCAGAAAACAAGAAATGGATGAACAGGCTGCGGCATTCAGCAAGCAGAACCCGTATGTCTCTGTTCTTTTCATAAAATTTACAAAAGAAATTATCTCGCGTGGATTTAAAAACTATTCAGTGAATGCAATCTTTGAGCGCATTCGTTGGGAAACAGACACGGCAGACGCTGATGGTAAGTCATCGTTTAAGCTAAACAATAACTATCGTGCTTGGTATGCCAGAAAATTTATGGAGAGATACCCAGAACACGATGGCTTTTTTAGAACAAGGAAACGAATAAGTGACGAGCAAGATGCTACAAACTTACCAGAACTAACACCAGAAGATTATGCTTATTCCTAAACATAAAAGAGTTAGGAGTGAGAAGTATTTGAATACTTTGCGAGGGTCACCTTGCTTAGTGTGCAGACGTGGCGCAGAGGCGCACCACCTACAGCATGTTGGGGAACGTGGTGTAGGCATGAAGTCGGGAGATAACTTCGCTGTACCTCTGTGTCACGAATGCCATATGCAACTGCACCGCTTTGGTGACGAGCGCACATGGTGGGATTTAAGTGGAGTTGACCCAATAGAATGGGCAACAAGAAACTGGGAGAGATACGATGGTAACAGTGACTAAAGCAATGGTTCAGCAAGTAGAGTGTCCTGCATGTGGGGCAAAATCTGGTCAGTCTTGTGGTCATAAGAAGGACAAAACAAAGAGTCATGTAGACAGACTTCACGCTGCTCAATTTCATTTTAACAGTGATGATGTACCACCTGACAAAAGATATACTGGTAAGAAAGTTTTTCATAGGAGTGAGAGATGA